CTATTCCTGGTTTATTTACATGAGTCCCTAAAAATCCTACTCCTGCTTGAAATAAAGTAGATAAAGGAGTATAAGCACCTTCATTAATTCCCCCTCCTAAATATCCTATTCCTTTTGATGCTTCAGTTTTTGTGCCTGTTCTAGAAAGTAAAAGTTGTTTTGAAGTAAATAAAAAACCACTTGGGTTTTGAAAATTAAAAAAATATTTAGTTAAACGAGTAACATCTTCTGCAGCACTTAATGGAGCTTCAATACCTCCTCTTAATATAAAATCATTATAATACGATGGATTTTTTAAATCAGTATTATTAATATCTTTTTTAATAAAAGGTTGATTACTATCCCCTCCCCCAAGTTGGTCTTTACCATATTTGAGGGATTTAAGTTTAGTATCTCCGTTTTGTAATTTGAGTAAAAGACCCATCTAGTATCTTATTCAGGCAAATTATCTAAATATTTTGCTGGGGAGATACCATTAAGATCTAATTGTGAAGGAAGTGGTAGAGGATTATTTACTCCATCAAGATAATCATTAGATTGAATTGATACTGTATTAGCAAAATCACCATTTAAAGAATATCCAGGAGCACCACCATCAGAATGAAGTTTTGATTGTTGTGTTGCTAGAGGGTTTACTTGAGGTGAAGCACCATTATATGCTGTAAAAGCAGATCCTTCGGTTGTAAGTTTATTTAAAATTCCCATAGTTATTTATTTTATTATAAATATTATATATTATTGAATTAACACTGCTGCTTCGTTTCTTTTATTTACAGCAGCTATTAAACGGTCAAATTTTTCCCCCATATTAGGTTCTACAGGTTTAATTTCTTTTTTAGGAGCTGTTTTATTAGATACGCTAAGTGTGTTTTTAGGAGCAGATACTACATCATCACCTTTTTTAAATAAGTCAGTTCCGGCTACAATTGTATCTTTATTATTAAATGAAATAGCACCTTCAGGACCATACATTACTCTATCACCGTAACCTCCACCACCAGTTGAAGGACTGATAATACCATCATTCATAAACTTGTAGCCTAATGCTGCTATAGTTCCTGCAGCTGCTATACCCAATAAGAAACCAATAGGTCCCATACTAGCGAATCCGGCTATAACTTTCATAGAAGCTTCTCCGATTGAACGAATAAGGCCTTTTTTTTCAAGTAATGCTGCTCGTGCATCCATACTTCCCATAGCAGCTTGGTATCCTAATTGAACTGCTTGAATTGCTGCTTTTCCTTGTTCAATAATTAATCCTCTTCCCTTAAACATAAGAGAAATTTCTTCTTTAGCAGCCATAACTCCTGCTTGGATAGCACTATAATTCATAGCTACCCCCAATAATGTAGCTATACCTAATATAGCAGTAAGTACACCTTTTGATTCGGAAAGCCATGTAAAAATACTAGATACTGTGCTTCCTATTGTTTGGAAAGCAAATACAATAGGTTGTAAAAGAACATTAATTAAAGGTAAAACACTAGAAACTATATCAGATAAAGGAGATAAAATAGCTAATACAGGTTCAGCCATACTAATAAATACTTCTTTTAATTTTTCTGTGGCTTGAGTGAATCTTTCTTGTACTGATTGTTGGGCGAATTGGTTAGCTAAAGCCTCATTACCTAATTGTTTTTTAGCCTTTTCTAATCCTACTTCTTTAACTAAATTATTAAATTTTTCTTGGGCAGTTGCTCCTTCTTGTTCAGTAAGTTTAGATAGGGCTTCTCTATCCATTAGTGATTGAGCGAGCTCATCTTTAGTCATTCCCGCAGCTTTAGCTAAAGCTTCTTGTTGAATAACATTCATTTTAGCAAAATCTCTAGATGTACCTACTTGTTTTGCTACTTCTGCTGCTGCTTCTGCTGTTTTTCCTTCTAATGCTAGTGCTCGTGCTCGTTCAAAATTTAAATTTTTACCAGTTAATAATTCAGCACTTAATTCACTTTCAATAGAAGTTTCAAATTGAAGTAAACTTTCAGATATTTTTTCGGCTTGTTCTAAATTTAAACCAAATTGTTTTGCTTGAACTGCAGCTTTAGCTACTGCTTCAGCACTTCCACCTAATGTTAATTTTAATGAAGCTGAAGCGGCAGATACTTCTTTTAAAATATCTTTTTCATTGACAACAAATCCATTTCTAGCAGCATATGCCTCTGCACCCCCTAAAATTTCAGCTGTATTATCTTCTAATGTTTTACCATTAACTAAAGATAATTTTTGAATTCCTATTAATTCTTCATTAGTGTAACCTGCTTGTTCACGTAATTTAGTAAATGTTTTTAAATCACCTTCATTAAGCATTGCATTAGTACCTAATGACTTACCAACAGCTACCATAGATTCTTGTAATCCCTTAGTATTAAGAGCTACATCCCCTGAAAGAGTAGCCATATTACTTAGTTCTCTACGAGTATCTAAAGCTTCTGAGTAAGTTATATTAAAACTTTTGGCTAAATCACCGGCAGCTTTATCAGATTGTTGAAGTGCATCTACGAATCCTGCAATGAGAGCTTCAGGACCTAAAAGACTTTTTCCTAAACCACTGAAAGCAGCTTTAGCCCCTGCTCCTAAAATTTTAAATTTATCCCCTAAAGTTGCAGCTTTTTCACCATTATTAGTTAATTTAGAAGCCATTTCATCCATAGCAGATGTAGCACCTTCCATATTTAAACTTTTAGACAAGCCACCAAGACCCAATTTATCCATGGCACCTTGCATGCCTTTTAGAGCATTACCTCCTAGTCCTAAAGCATCATCTATATTTTCTGCTCGTTGTTGAAAGTCGCGGGCATTTGTAATTAGATCTTCAAAAGATTGGTTTTGACCATCAAGAGTTCCTCTAATTTCATTTTGAGCAGCATTAATTTTTCGAAGTTGATCTAACTGTTGAGCATTTTGTTCTCCGTTTCTTCGTGCTTCTATAATAGCTTGTTTATCTGCCTCTAAAGTATCTAAAGTTGTTTGAAGTTTTAATTTTTCTTTTAATGCTTGTTTTTCAAGAGATTTTAATTGATCAGCAGATAATTTATTTATCCCAGCATTATGTGATTGTAAATCTTGAGCAAGACTAGTTAATTTGTTAAATGAACGCTTAGTATCTCCTAAACCTTTATTTCCTTTAGAAATTTCACTTACTACATTTTGAAATGAAGATGAAATTGAGTCTAAACTTTGAGAGGCATCACTTAATTCACCTTCCCATTTTTCAAGAAGTTCTCCAACTAATGCAGCATCATTTCTCAATGATGAAAGATCAAATTGAGAAAGGTCTTTTCTTAAAGCTGTTGCTAGCCTTTGAAGTCTTTCAAATTGTTTTTGTGTTTCTTCTGGGGTAGGGGTTGCCATTTATTTTATTATAAATATTAACTATTTATATCTTACTGGGTTTTTAGTTGGGAATGGTTTTGGAGTAGTACGTTGTTCTTGGGCTTTTTGCAAAAATTCAGGAGCTTTTACTTGTCCTTCAGAATTAATCACAGTTTGACTACCTTTTTTACCTTTGTTTTTTATGGCTTCCTCTTCTTCTTTATAGAAGTTTTGAATTTGGGTAAAGGTAAATTTACGTAGCCAAATAGGCATATTGTAGATTGTATTCCAATCATATCCACCTTTACCGTGGAAAACTATTTCATGAATTTGTTTAAATAAAGCAGCTCTAGCTTGAGGTGCTATATCAGAAGTCAGGCCAAAAAAAACTAACCCCAATTGGGATATTGACTCTAATGTCAGCTCCATCGGGAAAAAAAGTTAGATCAACGTCTGGTTGAACTTCTTTAATATATTCTCTTAATGCCCGAGAATCTTGTGCTAATAGATAACCATCGACAAACTCTCGAATCGATTTTCTTTCTCGATCTCCATTGACTGAAGTAATAATATATTTTAAACGAGTTGTTAATTCAGGGGCTCCGTCTTTGTTAATCTTTTTAAGACCTTCTAGTTCACGGTTAATATCCTGCTCATCCTTATGTGTTAAAACTTTAAATGTTACTACATTACTAGATTTAGGTAAAGTAAATTCAAATTCGTTTATACGCGATTTAAATAATTCTTCTTTAAGTGGTTTATTTTCTACTTGAGATAAATCAACAGTATGTGATTCTCCTAAATAATCAAAAGAATATTCTGAACCGTATCCTAAAATGCGAGCAGCAATCATAATTGCATTTTTATCGCCTACTAATAGCTCATCAAAATTAATTTTTGATATAATTAATGATTTTAATAATTTATCAAGTACAGTACCGTTTTTAATATATGCTTGATTAGTAAGAATATCTTCTTCCTTAGCAGTCATATATTTAATTTCAACTACACCTTTAGCTAGTTCAGAATCTTCAGGATAAAGTAAACCTTTAGAAGGTAATTCAACTGTTTCAGTTGGTAATTTAAATTCACTCATAATTTTTATTTATTATAACTTGTTATCTTATATAAATATATTAAAGGGATGAAATATTATCAGGATTTACATTATATGATAATACTCCTTCTACTTTTAATATTGCTTTGCGTATATCTTCCATTTTTGAACGATCAAAACCACTAGTTGCAATCCAAGGATGACCATCAACTTTTATAGTCATGATTGATTGAAATTTTTCTGTGTTTTGTTCACTATATTCCATAGGTTCTTTTACAGATGCTACTGTTACACCTGGGATTGAGCGGATGTCTGAAAATATTTCTTTTTGAGGGCGCTTTTTGATATTAGTAATAAGCATACCTACCATTTTGAATTTATCTTGGTATTCCTCATTTAGCTTTTTGCTAAGCTCCTCTTTAACTAACGTACGTAAACTATCTAGTTTCATATGGGTATAAATATATTAAAAGAAAACAAAAGCTCCAAATTTCTTTGGAGCTCTTATATATTTTGTTATTTTATTCTTAAAAATTTAATACACAATAATCTGGTTGAACAGTTACTTGAATGTTTACTATAGTCCCATCATCATCCCAGTTATAATCACCAAAATTAACTTCTGTAATAACTGCTCCTTTAATTACCCATTCAGAAACGATATCACCTACAGGGCCTAATACATTAAATGTAATATCTTTTTTATAAAAATCAGAATACCCATCACGACCTGTTACTGATTCGTGACCTAAACGTACCCATTCCATTGTTGCTTGAGCTCCACTTGGAGTAATTGATTCATACATTGTAAATTGAATCGTATTCCAAACAGTTTTTCCTTTTACATAACGTTGAACGTTAATGTGATTAAGGGCAACTGCTGTTTGGGTTAAAGATACAGCACCTACTCCTTTTACTAAATATGATGGAATACCATCCATATAAAGGATAAAGCGGTTTGTTTGTTTAGGTTCAAACGCTGTAAAAAATATTTCGTTTGGATTTAAAATTGCCATTTGTTTTCTATTTTAATTTTATTATAAATATCTAATTTTTCAATTTTTATCCCGGAAATTCAGCTCCTGTTGGTTGTAAGATAAAATCTAGTGAAATGAATTCAGCTGTACGGGTTGGTTGGATATAAATTTGACCTACTAATTGGTTTTGATCAATTACTGCTGGACCGTTGTTTGTATCATCCATAACAACTTTATAAGCGTATAATCCTTGTTTTTGTTGGATTCCTTCTAAGAATGGAGTTACTCTTGCAATAAATGAATTTCTAGTTGCAATAGTGTTTTGTTCAAACACTACTGTATCAGCAATTTGACGAATATATGATTTTAATTCAATCATTAAACGACGTACATTTACGCGATCAAGAGCAGATTGTTCTTTTTGTAGCGTTTTCTGACCATATACTACAACACCTTGTTGAGGTAGTGTGGCAATAGGGTTAATATTATTGCTATACAACGCGTCACGATTACCTTGCGTCAATTTCAGTTCAGCTTGAAGAACTGTGTTTAATCCGCCGCGGTTTATACCTGCTGGTGCAAACCAAGGAGCAGATACTTTATCATTAAATGCATATACACCTGGAATTACAGTTGAAGCTGGTACCCAAATATGTTTACCTGTAGATGGATCAATCATGCGAACCCAAGGCCAATATGTTGCAGCATATGAAGTATCACGAGTGTTTGCTTGTGTTACTACTTCTCCAAGTGAACTTCCATAAACCCCTAAATCCATTACATACATACTATCACCTCTTGCAATTGTGTTTGCAATGATATTAGTAACTTGAGATGTATGAGTATCATTTAATAAACCAGGAGTAAATAAGATATTAAATTGATATGCTTCAGGATTACCTAAAAGTGTAATCATGTTATTATAATCACTACCTGCTAATCCTTGTGTGTTACTACCTATGGCATCATATAAATTAATAGTGTTATTTACTGTTCCATTAGCACTAGTAAATGAACCACCTGCTGAACCACTTCCATTTATTGGAATTGATGCTGTGTATGCACTTACTGCAACTCCATTTGCATCAAAATAATTTGAAGTATTTAAATTAACAGATTTTACACGAATATAACGTGAATTATTTGGATAAGATCCAGATACTTCCATTTGTTCTGTAGTACTATTATATTGTAATTTTTGATCACCAATTACTCTAGCAATGTAGCGATTAGAATTTGGATCTAATGTT